CGCAAGAGTTGCAAGAGCAACCTTACATAACATTGGAATTATCGAAGAACTTGGTTTAGAGATTGGATGTATGGTAGAAGTTGTAAGAGCAGGGGAGATTATTCCCCAAGTAGTAAGGAGAGTAGATTGAGGCAAGAAGCATTTACAGAAATATTTAGTCCTTTATTTAGCGGCTTTACAAGTAGAATGTGGCTTGATCACTGTGATGAAACAGCAGGTCCATTCGCAGTAACAGAAGACTACCCCACATATTTAATTAATAATTTTAAATTTCTAGTAAGGAAGTTTAATGAACAAAACGGCAATAGTGAATGGAACATAAAATGATAGTAGAAATATTCGGCAAAGAGCAGTGTCCTTTCTGTGATAAAGCAAAAGGTTTAGCAGAAAGAGAAGGACACAATTATACATATAGACAGTTAGGTTTGGACTTTGAATTTCCACACTTTATGGAAAAGTTTCCAACTGCAAGAACCTTTCCTCAGATTATGGTAAACGGTGAATCCATTGGTGGGTATACTGAGTACGAAAACTTAGTAAAAAGCTTATGAAAGAACTAGGAATGCCTCAGTAAATTGAAAAAACTTAAACTTAAAAGACTAAAGCCTATGCCTGTCGCCCCTTGTGGGGAGTGCAAGTTTTACGATCCAATACACCAGATATCATCTAAGCTAAGCGAAGGATGGTGTCGAGTCGGACAGCATACAGCATTGGTACTGTCCGAAGAAACCTGTAATAAATGGCAACTAAAGTAGTAAAAACAACATATAATTCAAAAAGGTGGCAAGATAACTCAGACGGCTGGGTAAAAACAATGCACGAATCAAGAGAGAAAAAAGAACAAGCAAAAGAAGAATGTAATCACCCTATAGAAGAATGGTGTGAAAACTGTCAATATAATCAATATGGAACAAGATATGACTTCTAACGAAAAATTTCCTGTACAACCTACCTTTATATTTCAAGGAGGCGATGCGTCGCCTGAAGAAATAGAACAGTGGATAAATGAACAAGAAAGTTATGAAGAGACTGTAAGTACAGTATTAAAAACAATTATTCTTGGCTCAATATTTCAATTCTTTACATTCGGCATGATGCTTGTAGCATTTTGGATAATTGATACAGGGTTGAACAATCCACTAAACTAATGATAAAAAGAATATGGATAGTATGGAAACACGCTCTTGGTTCGTTTAATGTAAACGACGGCTATAATAAGCGTAATGAAAATGCAATAGGAATAATAAGATCGCTAATCGTTCTTACTAATCTTATGTGTGCATTATTTATTATGGCAAATATAGTACATAACTGGTGAGTAAACATATAGGCTTTCCGTTACCAACAGAAATGTTTCATCCTCATCAGTGCTTTGCATTACCAAAAGAGGAAGCAATCTGTGAATTACTACAAATAAATTTAAAATGTCATTCTTGTGGTAAACTTATGAAAAGATACCCCAAAGAGAAAAAACCAATTAACCCTCCAGTACATAGGTCATGGATGAAATGAGTAAAGTAGAAGAATATAAAAACACAATCACAAAACAATTTGACGAACTAGAAGAAATGATGAATAAACAAATGCATCTTACTCACCCTACAGAAGTAGAAAGTAAATTATATTCAATAAATTATAAATGGGAATTCATATCCGAAGAAGATAGAGACTTCTATCAAGGGTGTGTATTTGCATTAGAAAATGGATTGAAGTGGTGATAGAAACTTACCTTACACCTATCATTATGATATCTATAATAACAGTAGTAATATTATTATTACGCTGGTGGACTGACATATGAGTGGTGGAGTCTACAATCAAACATACTTCGACAATAGACCTGAAGAACAGCTACGAGAAGGTGTTCTATATGGAGTTGTTCTAGTAAACACAAGAACCTTTGAGCGTGAATGCATCAAAGTCGGAATCGCTAGTGGTAAGGACTGGCGGCATGTAATCAAAAGAAGTCGTGGTTTTAAAGGGTATGAGTTGCGTATTCAACGAACCTATCACGATACAATCTACAACTGTTGGAAATACGAACAACAGCTACACGAGAAGTTCAAACACGAAAGTTATAAACCAAAACAAAAGTTTGGTGGGCATACGGAGTGTTTCGAAATTTCATCCCTTATTTTATCTGACTTTCCAAAAAATAAATCTTGACATTTGGTCACTCGTTTGATATAATAATATCATATTTAGGAGAAAGAGAAACTTTGAGACAGATAGTACCGCCAACAAATTGTCCAGCATGTAACAGTGTACTGGAGTTTGTAAACGATCAGTTATTCTGCTTGAACGACTCTTGCCCTGCTAAATCTGCAAAGCGTATTGAACACTTTGCAAAAACTTTGAAAATCAAAGGACTCGGTCCTGCTACTATAGCTAGACTTGATCTATTTGATTTGCATGATATTTATTCTTTATCCCAAGAAGAAATATCATTATGCTTGGATTCAGAGAAACTAGGTACGAAACTACACAAAGAGATACAACAATCAAAGAGTGTCGACCTTATAACTCTATTACCAGCTTTTTCGATACCGCTGATTGGCTCAAGTGCCACTAATAAATTAGCACAACACATCTCATCAATATATGAGATAACCCCAGAGATATGTATAGAGGCAGGTCTGGGTCCGAAAGCGGCGTCGAATCTTTATGACTGGTTAGTGAACACTTTCATTGACTACGGCTATAATGAACTTCCCTTTTCTTTTACTTGTAAAACACAGGCAAAAGTCAGTCTTGACGACACTAAGGGAACAGTTTGCATAAGTGGTAAGTTGAAAACTTATCCTACTAAAGCAGCCGCTACTCAAGTATTAGAAAAGTATGGCTTCATTGTAAAAGATAATTTAACGAAAGATGTAACAATCTTACTCAATGAGAGTGGAATTGAAAGTGCAAAAACTAAAAAAGCAGAACAACTCGGGATAAAAATATTTAACAACCTAAAACAAATTATAGAGGAATAAAAAATGGCATTACCTAAATGGACAGATGAGAGAACTCAACAATTAACAGACTTTGTTGGTTCAGAAAGCCCTATATCTCAATCAACAGTTGCAACTGCAGCTGCTGAGTTAGAAACATCAACACGATCAGTTTCTAGCAAATTGAGAAAAATGGGATTTGATGTTGAACTAGCTTCAGCATCTGCTTCTAAGTCTTTCTCAGACGAGCAAGAAGCAACTCTAAGCGCTTTTGTTAACGATAACAGCGGCTCTTACACATATGCAGAAATTGCATCAAACTTCGAAGGCGGACATTTCTCTGCTAAATCAATTCAAGGAAAAATCTTATCAATGGAATTAACTTCTCATGTTAAGCCTGCTCCTAAAGTTGAAACAGTAAGAACTTACACTCCTGAAGAAGAAGGCACATTTGTAGAGATGGTCAACGGTGGATCTTTCGTAGAAGAAATCGCAGACGCACTTGGCAAATCTGTTAACTCAATCAGAGGAAAAGCTCTTTCACTTCTAAGAAGTGGCGAGATCAACGCTATTCCAAAGCAAAAAGAAACAAAAGGATCAAGCAAAGCTGATGTACTTGCTGATGTAGATGTTGCTAACCAAACTGTAGAAGAAATTGCTGACTCAATCGGCAAAACAGTTCGTGGAGTAAAAACTATGTTGACAAGACGTGGACTACAATGTTCAGACTACAACGGCGCAGCTAAAAAAGATATCGGTTAATCACCTAGTCTTTTGATTAGTTTAAGGCAGGGGTTCGCCCCTGCCCGTTTTTTACATACTTTGGGAGAGGTCAATTGAATATTGCGTCAGCGCTTTTAAAACAGATTATAGTTCAGAAAGATTTAGATACATGGTCTAAGTTAAAAGAACATTACCTACCTGGCGAGTACCAGTCAATTTTCCGCATCCTTGATAAACATATAGACAATTATCAAGACCTTCCACAATTCGAAGATCTCTCTTATGAAGTACGAGATCGACAACTCCAAGAAAAAATATTCGCAATCGAGTCAGTAGATGTCGAGGTAGACGCGTGGCTTTTGCTCGACTATCTGAAGAACGAATATGCACAAGTAGAAATCCTAGACGAGTTAGATTCCTACATAGACAAGACAGTCGCTATGGCTAGCGCAGAAGAAAATATAGAACAACTCCAAGAAATAGTTTTAAGGGTAAGTGATAAGGTAGATGTCAAGCCGCCAGAAGAGAGTATGCAAAGCATATCTTTATTCGAGGATGACAAAGAACTAGCGAAGTATTTACCCTTAGGACTCAATAGTGAGTATGACTCGCAAATTCAGTTCTCTCCCAAAGACTTAGTGCTTGTGGGCGGACGAAGAGGCTCAGGCAAGTCGTTGACTTGTTGTAACCTCGCAAACTCGGTGTATGAATCAGGGCGATCTGCCTTGTACTTTACAATCGAAATGGATAGTAGATCAATTCTGCAAAGAATTTGTTCTATTTCAACTAAGATACCTTTCTCTAGGTTAAGGAGCAAAATGCTTTCAGCCTCAGAATGGAACCTAGTCGGTGGATGGTGGGCAGGTAGATTTGAAGGTGGGCATGAATTATTGCCAGAGTTCAAAAAGACTCATGACTTTGAATCATTCCACAAAGCCTTAACAAAACTAGAGCTACATAAAGATAAACAGATAGATGTTATCTATGATCCAGCACTTACTCTTTCGAAGATTCAATCTGAATTAGACAAGAAAGTAAACCAATTAGATGTTGGAGTAGTAATAGTAGATTATCTAAACCAAGTTCGTCGTCACAATGCACCAAGTCGCTCTGGTGGTCAGTATGACTGGACAGAACAGATAGAAGTCAGTAAGAAAATGAAAATGTATGCACAAGAATATGAAACGCTTGTCTTTGCTCCGTATCAGACAGATGCAAGTGGAGAAGCTAGGTTTGCAAAAGGTATTCTTGATGCAGCAGATGCTGCCTACTCGTTAGAGACATGGGAGCAACAGGATGAATGTATGACATTTAATTGTGTAAAAATGAGAAGTAATCGTATGGAAAGCTTTACTAGTGTGGTCGATTGGGAAACCTTGAAGATTGGTCCACAGTCAGCAATCAATCCTAAACAGAGAGAAAACATGAAGGAAAATATGGCAACAGGAGAAAATGTAGACGACATATGACATTAATATTATACACAGAACAACAACTACTTATCGCATATACTAGATATGTGAGACAATTAGGAGAGTCATCAGTTAAAGTGATGACACCTACGATCGAGGAGTTTCGTAAAATATACGA